CAATGGAATTACACTTCCGATCACCGCGCGTGCCTCGCCCTCGGCCACCCCAGGATCTGACGGCTTCATCGTGAAATACAACACGAGCGGACTCGCCCAATGGGCAACTACGATTCGTGGAACTGGAGATGATCAGGGTTATGGAATCGCCACAGATTCTACAGGTGTTTATGTGACTGGACTGTACAGGTCCACCTCGGAGGTTACTCTGAACAACGGGAAGACACTTCCGAGCACTGTTGCTGACGACGCTTTTATTGTGAAGTACGACACGAGCGGACTCGCCCAATGGGCAACTACGATTCGTGGAACTGAGTTTGATATGTTCAAGAGGATCACCGCAGATGCCACGGGTGTCTATGTGACTGGAAACTACAGATCCACCTCAGAGGTTACTCTGAACAATGGAATTACACTTCCGAGCAATGTGAATGAGCAGACCTTCATCGTGAAGTACGACACGAGCGGACTCGCGCAATGGGCAACTAGAATCAGTGGACTTGGAGATAATCAGGGATATGGAATCGCCACAGATTCCACGGGTGTCTACGTGAGTGGATACTACACCTCCGCATCGGAGGTCACTCTGAACAATGGAATTACACTTCCGATCACCGCAGGAACACCCCCAGGTTTCGACGCCTTCATCGTGAAGTACAACACGAGCGGAGTCGCGCAATGGGCAACCACGATTCGTGGACTTGGAGGTGATTTTGGATACGGCATCACCACAGACTCCACAGGTGTCTACGTGAGTGGAGACTACACCTCCGATTCAGAGGTCACTCTGAACAATGGAATTACACTTCCGATCACCGCGCGTGCCTCGCCCTCGGCCACCCCAGGACAAGACGCCTTCATCGTGAAATACAACACGAGTGGAGTCGCCCAATGGGCAACTACGATTCGTGGGACTGGAGGCGATGCTGCAAATAGCATCACCGCAGATTCTACAGGCGTCTACGCGATTGGATACTACACCTCCAGCGATCCAATCTTGCTGACCAATGGCTCGTAAATTAATCGGCCTCACTCATAAATGCCGACCTTGTCCGCATCCGACTACACGACCTTCGTCAAACTCAAGGCCGCATCGTTGGCCTACCAGAACAACCGAGTGCCAAACAACATTCAGACGTCTATGCAGCCGTATGCCACAAGCAGTGCGCTGTATGCTCAGTTGCTGGGAGACCAGGCATCCTTGACGGTGAGCCCTCTTCAGACAGCCCTCTCGCCCACTGCATACGGGCGTGTGGCGCCCTACAACGGGGTCGGATACGTGAACAATCCTAAAAATTTGTCCACGGTGTCCACGAGTGCCGCGGGCAACCTTCCCGTTGTGGCGGGCTCGGTGAATTTTGGGACGCGCGCGCCGCCGCTTGGTCGGTTCCATGTTGAATAGGCTCGCTTCCGCTCGCAGGTAAACTAAGGCTGGGCTCTGCGACCCCAGCTTTCCCATTACACCCCCTTCGCGCTCTGTTTCCACATCTCATCGCATACTGCACATTGATACATCCAGACGACGTTGACAGGGTCCAACTTGATCCCCACAATGTCGGACTCCTTGCCCCGTGTCGGGCAGGTTTGGTTCGGGCACACCATGGTCTTGAAGCGGGGCAGCGTGGAGTCGTACTTCAGGTAGGGGTTGATGGAATACTGAACGGAGGTATCCTGCTTCAGGTCATGCTCGTAGACCACGGGATTCTCCTTGGCGATGGGCTCCTCGTAGGGACACGAACGGCACTTGAGGAAGGCCCCCTTGCGCCCCTCCGCCTCCCGCTCCACGATGTCGTACAGGAAATTAGAACACTGAGTGCAGAACTTCATTGCCTTGTGTTTCCCCTAGAGAAACGCTATCCGTTTTCCCCTCGCCCATTCAGGCTTCGGTTGACCCCACCCCACGCTTTCCACGTTCCCACTTTTGTGCGTTAAAAACGGACCAATCGCAACTGGATTCTTGTCCCCCCTTCAATACAGGATGCAGCCGTCTAAGCTTCGCACCTTTCTTGAGAAGCACGAATCTGATAAGGGTTCGGGGCAGGAGACTCACCAGCTGCGAGCCATCTGCAAAATGTACAATATTTCGAACGAGGACGATCTCGCGCACTTCTATGACCTGTATGCCGACTACGTGAAGAACGTGGGCATGCTGACCATCACGGAGAAGATGACGCCCATCGGCTCGTTGCGTGTGGATTTGGACTTCGTCTATGAGGGAAAGGTCGAGGACCATCGGCACACACAGGCGCAGGTGGTGTCGTTCGTCAAGGACTACATGAATGAGGTCAAGAAGTATCACGCGATGGCAGCGGGTAGCGTGTTTGAGGTCTGTATCATGGAGAAGCCCGAGCCGACCTACTATCCGTCGAAGAACGAGTCCAAGTCTGGGATTCACATCGTGGTGCCCATGATCAAGACCAACAAGGGCGTTGAGAATGCGATCAAGAACGCCCTGTTGCCGCGGATGGAGACGCACTTCCCCGCTCTCGGCTTCAAGTCGGGAAAGGCGTGGCGTGACATTTACGATTCTGCGGTTCTGAACCACAGCACGTGGTGGCCGCTCCTCCGTTCGGGGAAGCCACTCGAGAATGGTGTTCAGCCGTTGCCGTATCGCTTCAAGTATACGGTGGACTGGGATTCGTCGACGGGAGAGACGACGATTGACGACGAGGAGCCGCGGATCACGGCCGATCTGATTCGCAAGTATTCCGTGCGGGCTCACTCTGCGGATGCGTCGCCCTTGACGGAGGCGGGGAAGTTGTATGACCGCACGGAGGAGCCTGCGAGAATCTCGGGGGGTGCTGCGGCTTTGCCTGCGCGTGGCCGCCCTGCCGTCCGCCCTGGAGACGTGAACTCGCGTGGTTCATCGCCGACTCGCATGACGGTGCAGACGCCCTTGACAGAGGACCAGTTGCGTCGGTTCCGCGACCACGTCTTCAACTTGGCCGAGTTCCGTTACAAGACATACCAGGACTGGATTAACACGGGCCTCTGCATGAAGAACATCCACTCGGACCTGGCGGGAACGTGGCTGGAGTTCTCGTCCCAGGGCGAGGGCTACAAGGAGCGCGAGGCCATTGCAAAGTGGGACTCCTTCACCTTCCGCAACGATGGTGCCCGTCTCAGCGAGAAGAGTCTGCTGGCCTGGTCTCGCATCGACAACTTTGACAAGTATGAGGAGATTGAGAAGCGCAACATTGACTACCTGGTCAACGAGGCAGTGTCCACGCAGACGGAGCACGATGTGGCCTTGGTGGTGTTCTCGATGTACCGCGACATGTACAAGTGTGCCCGCTTCAGTTCCTCGAACTGGTTCCGTTTCATGACGCACACCTGGAAGGAGACGGACAAGGGCATTGATCTGCAGTGTAGGCTTTCGAATGAGGTGGCGCGGCGCTTCTGGGACCAGGCCAAGATCTTCATGTCGCAGATGGAGGATATTCCGCAGTGTCCCGACGGCAAGCACGAGGAGACCACCTGCGACCGCTGCCGTGCGGAGAAGAAGCTGAAGACCTACACGGACATGCGCATGAAGCTCAAGACCAGCCGCTTCAAGGAGAATGTGATGCGCGAGTGCCGCGAGTTGTTCCTCGACGAGGACTTTGTGAACAAGATTGATGAGAACCACAATCTGATTGCCTTCAACAATGGGCTGTTGGACACTCTGAAGATGGAGTTCCGCGATGGAAAGCCCGAGGATTACGTGTCCTTCTCGACCAATCTGGACTATGATCCCGAGAAGCCGTATTATCAGCACGACTGCTGGAACGAGTTGAACAAGTTCATCCACGATGTGCTGCCCGACCCCGAGGTGCGGACCTACTTCCTTGCGTGCCTGTCCACCACCCTGTCGGGAGCTAACGAGTCGCAAAAGTTCCACATCCTGACGGGCAACGGCTCCAACGGCAAGTCCATGCTCATGAATCTGATGATGAAGGCGCTGGGCGATTACGCGACCAAGGCCTCGGTCACCATGCTGACGCAAGGCCGCGGCAAGACGGGTTCCGCGAATCCGGATTTGATGCGTCTGAAGGGCAAGCGCTTTGCCACCATGTCCGAGCCCGATGAGGGTTCGTCGTTCAACAGCGGCTACCTCAAGGAGCTGACCTCGTCCGAGCCGGTGATTTGCCGCGATCTCTACGCGGGATCCAAGCAGATGGTGGAGTTCATCCCGCAGTTCCGCTTCTTCTTCTCCTGCAACGACAAGCCCGTGATCAATACCACGGATGGCGGCACGTGGCGTCGTCTGGTGGTTGTGGACTACCCGAACAAGTTCGTGGTGAACCCGATCAAGAACCACGAGAAGTTGATGGACGAGTCGATCCAGCACAAGGTCGTGTCGACGGAGTGGGCTGCGTGCTTCCTGTCGTACCTGGTTCACGTGTTCAAGGAGGGCAACGGTCACCGCAAGTTGACCCCGCCCGGAAAGGTCATGGCCTACACGAGCGACTACAAGGAGGATAATGACGCGATCGCCAAGTTCCTCCGCGAGAAGATCCACGTCCCACAGGCCCTCGCCGAGGGCGAGGAGCGTGCGTCGATTACGTGGACATCGGTTCAGATTATGTTCAATGAGTGGAAGCGGACCAATGACGTGCAGCGCTTTGGTGTGGGCGCGTCAGGTGCGGAGTTGAAGAAGCGTTTGGAGGCGGCTCACGGCAAGGTGCCTAGCGGCGGGTGGACCTCTTTCCGCCTCGGCGACGCTTAGACTTGGACTTCTTGCGGTAGGTGCGACGACGACCTGCCGTGACGGCGGG